ACGGATGGCTCTGTGGGAGTGCCTTTGTACACTCACCCACCCGCCGCTGATGTGCAGCCTGTGGCGTGGCTGCACGTTGGGTGCTTTTATGGCGAAGAACTTCAGGAATGGGAGATTGAAGAGGAAGACGGCTTGTGTGATGAACTGAATCACAAGTACGTTAATAAACCGACAACGTTGCCGCTTTACACCCATCCACCCGCCAATGATGTGCGGGAGTTAGTTGAGGCGTTGCGCCGATTGGAAGAAGTCGCAAGCGATTGCGATATTGGCTACATGGACAATGCGCTACGTCATGCCCGTGTGGTATTGGATAAGTGGGAGGGGAAATGAAATTCGTAAAGAAGCCCGTGGTCATTGAGGCCACACAGTGGTTTGAACATGGCGACCATTCAGGAGTTGAAGACTGTTGGTTTGACACAGAGGGGCGTGTTCGATGGGCACCAGGAGACAATCAAGCACTAAACGTATTTGCCTGCTTTAAGAGACCAGCGATTCGTACTCTTGAGGGTTGGCACATGGTCGAACCCGGCGATTGGATTATTACCGGAGTCAAAGGCGAACACTACCCATGCAAGCCTGACATCTTTGAACTGACCTACGAAAAGTGGGAGGGGGAAATGACTGAATCAAAACCCGTGGCGTGGCGGTGGCTTGATACCGCTACTTTTAGAAAATCAGTCCCTGCCTCCTCAAACCCAAGCGAATGGACTCCGCTCTACACCAACCCGCAAAAACCACTTTCAGACGATCAAATTGACGCACTTATTTTGCCTCCAAGCGGAAGCGGAACTATTCGTGACTTGGTGAGAATTGTTGAGGCGGCGCACGGAATTAGGAGTACCAAGCAGGTACTCCCCCAACTGCTCAACATCCTTGGCCCCACTGCGCCAGAGTGTTGCGGTTGCGCTGTGGAATGGCAGGCCGCCATTGATTTGATAAGGAAGGAATTGGAATGACTAACGTAATTGCGTTGGGAGCTTCAAAAATGCACCTCGGAGAATTAGCCGAAAAGATACGGGAAGCAATTATGGAATATGAGGGGCGAATCAGTTTGGCTGAAGCGGTTGGCGTGCTTGAGATCGTCAAATCAGACTTAATTCTCAACAATGCTGAGAATTTATAGGAAAAGAGAAATGAGCCGAAAACCGAGAGAATCCGAGAAACACATTTTTGTAAATGGGTACAGCAATGCGAGCTGACTATTGCCCCATCGGAGGTGAGCCCTGCCAATCTTTATGTACAGAGCCATGTTCTGCTGGAAAGAGTGTAAATGCCGCTGGCGTGAACGAGTTAATGCGAGCTTTGAAAATCATTTCAATTTGGGCTGAGAACGGCAGGACTGAGAAAGACTTTGATGACATCGCAAAACTTGCAAGTGAAACAATAAAACACGGTGGTATGTTGTTATGAGTGATGAACAAAAAACAATTGAGTGTGTTCAGTATCACCCAAGAACAAATGATATTGCAATTTTTAAGACTGATAAAAATCAATATTGGATTGGTTCTTTTCATAAGTTTTGCACCCATACGACTTCAGAGCCACCGTATGCGAATCTGTATGGGTTTTATGAAATGTTGAGAGATGCTCAAATGCGGTTGGAATCCATGACGGGGGAAGAATGATGAGTGATGAACAAAAGCCTGTGGCGTGGATGATGAATAAACGAGGAGATCAAAATGACAACAGTAGCTCAAATGATTGAATGGCTTAAGACATTGCCTGAAGACGCAGAAGTCCAATGCGGAGTAGAAGAAACTTGTGGCTATGGTCATTACATGCGTATGACAGATGTTGATTTTGACGCAAGTGATATTCTTAGTTTTGCTAGCCCAGAAGACCGTGCAAAATATCCCAACATGGGTGGTAGAGTCATTGTTCAAATCCGCGGCGAATAAACATTGTACTTTAAGACAATATCAAATTGTTTTTTGGAGAAACAGAAAGTGAAAGAAGAAAAGTTTCAAAAGATAGTGGAAGAGATCAGCGAGTTTCTAGGAGATCATGCTCTGCGGAATCATCATTACCTGTTTGACGAAGATATTATCAAAATCTTTTCACAGTACAAAAAGAAACACGTTAAACGAGCATTAGAGGAAGTGCGATGAATAAAGAGAAAGTGTTGGAACTTGCTGAACAGGCGGGATTTATCAACAAAAAGCATAATGGCGCCGAATGGCGCTGGGGGTATATTGATCCTGAATTGAATTCAAAATTAGAAAAGTTTGCTGAGTTGATCGTTCGTCAATGCGGATACTATGCTGATGTATTTTCAGCATTAGAATGTCCAGTAGATATGGATCCTACTGAAACAAAGCCGAGCAATTATATCAAGCGAGAAATGGGAATTACAGAATGAAAGATATTCAGATTGAATGGATGAGTGACGAACAAAAACCTGTGGCGTGGATGTACACACTTGAATACGGGGATACAGTTGCTAATAAAAAAGTATCTTTGAGTCAACTGAATTACCCGTTTGGTGTGTGCGGTGCAGATTACCTGCGAGAGAACAGCGATGGCATGAGTTATGTAAGACAAACGCTTCTTTACGCTCAACCAGTTCTTGTTTCAAATCAAACTCCAGTGGCGTGGATGTGCACAGAAACCAAGGTTTTGTATGACAACGATACAAGCGCGGTTGACAAATATCATGGATTCAATCCAACGGTTCCCCTCTACGCCCACCCCAACCCCGCTGTGGTAAAGCAATTGGTGGAGGCGGCAGAGTCTGCACTTGAAGCAATGCTGTCCGTTGCAGAGGAAGCGTACCAGAGGGCAGAGCCAGTATGCTGTGGCAGGGGCGGCAATGAATGTTGTGGATGCCCAGAGCCTAAGTGGAACTCTGCAGACGAAGTAATCTTGCTTCGACTTCACCGCCCTCAGCAAGAACTTACAGCAGCACTGGCAGCGGCGAAGGAGGCTGGGTTATGACGCTTGAAGAACTGCGAATGTTGCCACTTACATACACGTTCGGCTATTCAGCAGACGATCATGCGGTTCGGCGGTATGTGAATCAAGAACACGGCATCGCCAAACAAGTTTATACCCCCAGAAACCCTGAGACGTTGGAGTGGGGCAATGGCGAAATGTCGTTCATGCTTCTTGCGACCAAAGAAGAATTTGACACCGTGGAAGAACTTCACGCGGCCATGAAAAAAGCACAGGAGGGAAGTAATGACTGATGAACAGGTTATTGAAATTGCAATTCAAGGACCCCCCACAAAATTATTGTCAGACAGCCAACTAGACAAATTGATAATTTCAGAGTGGGGGAAAGACGCTTGCCTTCCAGCTATGCGGAGGTTTGCTAGGATTGTGGAGAAGGCCGTAAAAAATAATTGACTAAACCACGGGGCGAAAGCCCCTTTTTTATTGCTCAAAAATCAGTTATCGTAATACCTCAGACCCGCACTGTTTGCGGAGAAAGGTATTAAATGAGTAAGCCACACGCTCAAAAAGAAGAAATTATCAAAAAAGTGCTTGAAGGCATGTCAAATCACGGGCTTAGTTGTTTTAAGTCTTGCAAAAAAGCAGGTATTCCGAACAGTACGTTTTTACTTTGGGTTAGTGAGGATAAAAGCCTTGCTGACAAGTACATGCGTGCGCGTGATGATTTAATAGAGCGAATTGCAAACGACGCTATTGAAATTGCAGACGAGCCAGTAGGGACGACAGACTCAGGAGCTACGGATTCTGGAGCAGTTCAAAAACAAAGGCTCCAGGTCGACACTCGAAAATGGCTGCTTGCAAAACTTGCACCAAGAAAATACGGTGACAAAATAGAGGTATCTGGGAACCCAGAAAGCCCTTTAGTTCAAAGAATAGAGCGAGTGATTGTTAAGCCGTGACAACACTTCAGCTTAAAACGCCAGAGTGGGCTATCCCCTTGCTTGAGCCAAGCCGTTACAAGGGCGCATGGGGAGGTAGGGGCTCCGGGAAATCACATTTGTTCGCTGAGTTGATGATCGAGGCGCACATTATGGATGCCAAGCGTAGAAGCGTGTGCGTTCGTGAAATTCAAAAGTCTCTGAATCAGTCGGTAAAGCGCCTGCTGGAAACCAAGATAGAGCAAATGAACGCCGGTGCATATTTTGAGGTTCAGGAATCCGTTATTAAGTCACGCAAGGGTGACGGGATGATTATCTTCCAAGGTATGCAAAACCATACGGCAGATTCTATCAAGTCACTGGAGGGATATGATTGCGCATGGGTTGAAGAAGCGCAAAGTTTAAGCCAGCGCTCATTAGATTTGCTTCGCCCGACAATCCGAAAGCCGAATTCCGAATTGTGGTTCACTTGGAACCCGAACAAAGCGACTGACCCGGTAGATGCGCTATTAAAGGGCGATACAAGGCCACCTGAAGCCGTGGTAATAGAAGTTAATTATATGGATAACCCGTGGCTTCCAGAGGTTCTACGGAACGAAATGGAGTACGACAAGCGCCGAGACCCAGACAAGTACGCCCACGTTTGGCTTGGCCAGTACAGCAAGAACAGCAATTCGCGGGTTTTCCATAATTGGCGAATAGAGGAATTCGAGGCACCAGCAGATGTAACGCATAGGCTCGGGGCAGACTGGGGGTTTTCAGTAGATCCGACTGTTTTAGTTCGTTGTCATGTTATTGGCAGAACTTTATACATCGACCATGAAGTGTATCGAGTTGGTTGTGAAATCATGGACACACCAGACTTGTTTTTTACTGTTCCTGATTCTGAAAAGTGGCCAATGGTGGCTGACTCTGCAAGGCCAGAAACAATATCGCACATGAGGCGAAATGGGTTCCCCAAGATTATGCCAGCGGTAAAGGGTCCGAAGTCATTAGAGGAAGGCATAGAGTTTTTAAAAACCTACGATATTGTTGTGCATCCAAGGTGTAAACATACAATTGACGAATTGACGCTTTACAGTTATAAGATCGACAAACTAACAGGCAATATACTTCCACTTCTGGATGACAAGAAAAACCACACAATTGACGCATTAAGATATGCTTGTGAGGGTGTCAGAAGGGCAGTAACAAATAAGCCTAAAATATTCGTGCCGTTGCCAACAAGTAACAAATGGTAGAGAATAAAGAAACTAAAGGGAATTATGTCTCGATTAACTAAAGAACAGCATTTTAATAATGTATTAGAAACGGCTCGCAATGAGTTCGATTCTATTCAATCCGCTATTAAAAATGAGCGGATGCAATGCTCGGAAGATCGTAGATTTTATTCTATTGCTGGAGCACAGTGGGAAGGGCCATTAGGCGAGCAATTTGAAAATAAGCCAAAGCTTGAAGTAAATAAAATCCATCTGGCGGTTATTCGCATTATTAACGAATACAGAAATAACCGCATTACTGTTGATTTTGTAAGCAAGGATGGGAAAAAAGCTGACTCACTCGCAGATACCTGCGACGGTCTTTATCGTGCCGATGAGCAAGATAGCACGGCAGAAGAAGCCTACGACAATGCTTTCGAGGAAGCGGTGGCTGGTGGGTTTGGCGCTTGGCGACTTCGTGCTGAATACGAAGACGAAGAAGACGAGGAAGATGAGCGTCAGAGAATTAGGATTGAGCCTATATTCGATGCGGACTCGTCGGTTTTCTTTGATTTAGACGCAAAGCGCCAAGACAAATCAGACGCCAAAAGATGCTTTGTCATTTCCTCCATGAGCCGTGACGCTTATCGTGACGAATACGGAGATGACCCGAGCGATTGGCCTAAAACAATCACGCATACCGAGTTTGATTGGTACACCCCAAATGTTGTCTATATTGCTGAGTATTACCGCGTGGAAGAAGTTTCGGAAACCATCAGGGTATTTGAGACTATTGATGGTGAGGAAGAAAAGTATTCCGAGTCTGATTTTGAGGCTGACGAAAACCTTGAGCAATCACTTGCTGCAATTGGCACAAAAGAAATCAGGAGAAAGAAAGTAAAGCGCCGCAAGGTGCACAAGTATATTCTTTCTGGTGGCAAGGTTCTGGAGGATTGCGGATACATTGCAGGCAAGAACATCCCAATCGTTCCTGTTTACGGTAAACGCTGGTTCGTAGATAACATTGAGCGCTGCATGGGGCACGTTCGTTTGGCCAAGGATTCACAACGCCTAAAGAATATGCAACTCTCAAAACTTGCAGAGATTGCGGCATTCAGCAGCATGGACAAGCCCATTTTTACCCCCGAACAAATGGCTGGGCATCAGGTAATGTGGGCAGAGGATAACGTGAAAAACTATCCTTATTTGCTCGCAAACCCAATGACCGACATGAACGGTCAGCCGGTAGCTAATGGCCCGATTGGGATGAAGACAGCGCCTAACATTCCCCCTGCTATGGTGACATTGATGCAGGTTACCGAGCAGGATATGGCTGACGTTCTAGGCCGCCCTGAAAACGCCGAAAAGATGGTTAGCAATATCTCCGGTAAGGCCGTGGAGATGATTCAGCAGCGCTTGGATATGCAAACTTTCATCTATATGTCCAACATGGCGAAAGCGATTAAACGCTCCGGAGAAATTTGGCTCAGCATGGCCAAAGATATTTTTGTGGAAGAAGGCAGAAATATAAAAGCGATTGGCAAGCAAGGCGAGGTCTCAACCGTTGAATTGATGCGGCCTGTGATCGGTGAAACTGGCGAGACAGAATTTGAAAACGATTTGTCCCAAGCCAATTTTGATATCGCCGTGGATGCTGGACCGTCAAGCAGCAGCAAGAAAGCGGCAACGGTTCGCGCAATCACGGGAATGATGACCATTACACAAGACCCAGAGACAATGCAGGTTCTTGGCTCAATGGCCATGATGAACATGGAAGGCGAGGGGGTTTCCGAGGTTCGTGACTTCTTCCGTAAGCGCTTGGTAAACATGGGTGCAGTTAAGCCAACAGAGGAAGAAATGCAGGCCATGCAAGCACAGGCCGCACAAGCCCAGCCAGACCCGCAGACACAGTACATGACGGCAGCAGCAAACCAAGCCGATGCAGAGGCATCCAAGGCGCGTGCTGACACTGTATTGACCGTTGCCAAGGCTGAAGAAACGCAGGCAAAGACTTTGAAGACAATGGCTGAAATTTCAGAGGTTGATCGCAAGCAAGCGTTTGAAGATTTGCAATTGCTTGGCAGTGCTTTTCAAGGCCAGCAACCACAGGAACAACAACCTGGCACACCGCCATTGGTTTAAAAAATATGGTATTCCGCTAAACCATTTTGAATTAGCGAGTTTTTTTACGGGTAATTAAATGCTAGAAAAGGCAGAGCAGTTTGATGAAGAAGTGATCGATTCTGAAGCGCAAGAAATCGAGCAAGTCGAAAATGTCGATATTGAGGCCGACGACAGCCAAGATGAGCACGAAGCCGATGAAGAAATTACGGTTAGCATTGGTGAGGAGTCGCCACCTCAAGACGAAGAAAAACCCGCTCCCGAGTGGGTTAGAGATTTGCGGAAAAACTACCGAGAACTTCAACGCGAAAAAAGAGAGCTGGAAGCAAGGTTAAACCAACGCACAACAGAGGCAGAAAAGCCTATTACACTTGGTAAAAAACCAACCTTAGAACAGTTTGATTATGACGCTGAAAGGTTTGAGGAGTCACTTGAAGAATGGTACGAACAAAAGCGATTAGTCAGCGAGCAACAGCAGAAGGTAGAGCTGGAGCAGCAAGCGCAACAGCGCGAATGGCAAAACCGTTTAAGTGCGTATGGCGAAGCAAAGCAGAAGTTAAAAGTTAAAGACTATGACGAAGCCGAGTATGCCGTTCAGGAGACGTTCAGTCAGACGATGCAAGGGATTATCTTGCACGGCGCTGATGACCCCGCATTGATCGTTTACGCGCTTGGAAAGAACCCCAAGAAGGCAAAAGAACTAGCAGCAATTAATGACCCCGTAAAATTTGCTATTGCAATCGGGAAACTGGAGACACAATTGAAAGTTAGTAATAAAAAATCACCGCCACCGCCAGAAAAGGCAATTCGCGGAAGTGGGTCCGGTTCTGGTTCAGTAGACTCGACATTAGAGCGCCTGAGGGCAGAAGCAGAAAAAACAGGTAACATGAGCAAGGTAATTGCTTATAAACAACAACTTCGCAAGAAATCAACTTAATTTAATTTGGAGTATTAAACATGCCTAACGCATTTAGCAAAGAAGAACGCGTCGCGTTTGAAAACGTCCTTGAAGGTTTTAACGACGCTTTGGTGCTGTCACGTAACGTGTCTGTATACAACACGGACTCATCCTCAATGGAGCGTTCAAACAACATCATTTGGCGCCCAATGCCTTACGTTGCTCAGTCATTCTCCGGCACGGACATGACATCCAACTTTAAGGATTCCACACAATTGGCCGTTCCTGCGACTATTGGCTTCAGCCGTTCAGCGCCTTGGGCAATGACCGCAACCGAATTGCGCGATACATTGCAAGAAGGTCGTTTGGGTGATGCGGCAAAACAAAAGTTGGCCGCCGATATTAACCTGGCAATCATGAACGTTGCAGCAACTCAGGGCACATTGGTTGTTAAGCGTACCGCCGCTGCATCTGGCTTTGATGATATTGCCGCAGCCGATGCAATCATGAATGAGACAGGCGTTCAGTCATTTGACCGTTACATGGCCTTGTCTACCCGTGATTACAACAACATGGCAAGCAACTTGGCCAACCGTGCAAACATGGTAGGCAAGCCAACAACCGCATACGAAAAAGCATACGTTGGTAACATCGCCGGTTTTGAAACTTTCAAACTGGATTATGCAAACCGTTTGCTGGCTCGCGCAGGTGTGACCGTGTCCATTAACGGCGCTAACCAATACTACACGCCAAAAGCAACAAGCACGGCAACCACTGGCGAAACCGCTAACGTTGATAATCGTTACCAGACCATTGCAATTACCGTGACTTCCGGCACCGTTCGTGTTGGCGATGCCTTCACAATCTTGGGTGTGAATAACGTTCACGCAATCACCAAAGCTGACACAGGCCAACTCAAAACCTTCCGAGTGACCGCCATTGTTACCGGTGCTGGTGGTACTGGTACCGTTCAGATTTCCCCGCCTATTATTTCTGGCGGTGGCTCAACCGATGCCGAAGCTCAATACAAAAACTGTACTGCAACACCGGCCAGCGGCGCAGCCATTACGTTCCTGAACACCGTGGATGCAAACGTTAATCCTTTCTGGCAAAAAGACGCGCTTGAGATTCTGCCAGCTTCTTATGCCGTGCCAAGCGACGCGGGGGCAGCAGTAATGCGAGCCAGCACTGACCAGGGCATCGAGGTGGTGATGCAGAAGCAGTACGATATCAACACCATGCGCACCAAGTTCCGTCTGGACGTGCTCTACGGCGTGGTAAACAAGCAGCCTGAAATGTCCGGCATTATGCTGTTCTCTCAGACCTGATTGATTTAGTCTAATAAAGGGGTGGAGAAATCCACCTCTTTTCGTATGGAGTATTCATGCCGCTCAAAAAAGGCTATTCAGCCAAAACCGTATCAAGTAACATCAAAAAAGAAATGAAATCAGGCAAGCCACAAAAGCAAGCCGTGGCCATTGCTCTTTCATCAGCAAAAGAAGCAGCAGCCAAGGCAGGGAAAAAAATGTACCAAAAGGGTAAAAAATGAATAAGACCATGCTTTACAAACCAGACGGTGAATTTCAAGTAGATGATGGCTTTATTGATTACATCATCGTATGCGATGAAGATGTAGATTCAAAAATCGCTGAGGGATGGTTTAAAACGCCACCAGAGGCTATCAATTCAATACCACAAGAAGACGCCCCTAAAAAGCGCGGCAGACCGGCAAAAGCAGAATAAGCATGGGCTGGACTAAAAGACAGTTTATTGAGCAAGCGTTTGATGAAATTGGACTGGCGCCTTATACATTTGATTTAACAGCAGACCAACTGCAAAGTGCGCTCAGAAAACTAGATTCAATGATTGCAATGTGGAACGCTAAAGGCATTCGTCTTGGCTTTCCGTTGCCAGCAAGCCCAAACAACAGTGATTTAGATACCGACACACTGGTGCCAGATTCAGCTATTGACGCGATTTGCTTAAATTTGGCCATGAAGATTGCCCCATCATTTGGCAAAGGGATTTCTTTAGAAACCAAATCCGGCGCCAAGGCCGCATACGATGCCATGCTTTTAAGGTTTTCTATGCCAATGGAAATGCAATACACATCTACATTGCCGACTGGTGCTGGAAATAAAAACTCTGCTTCTGACGCTCCATTCTTTGGTCAGCCAGTTGATCGGTTGTTGGTTGGTGACGATGGCGCTTTAGAATTTCTCTGAGGATTAAATGACAACTATTAACCAATTAACGACAATGGATTCTGTCTCAGACGGAGATCAAGTTCCATTTTTCAGTACAAATAATGGCGACACTAGAAAGTCGTCATTATCAGCTTTAAAAACTTATTTTCAAACCGGCATTACAGCCAATGACGATAAACTAACGCAATACTCGTCACCATCCGCGACAGGGTTCAGCGTACAGGTGAACAATGCTAGCAATAGCGTTTGGCTTGTATTGACACCAACCGGGGCATTTGCAGAAGGCACTTTGATTTTGCCATTGCTTGCAAACTGTGTAGACCGTCAGGAAATTTTAGTTAATAGCACTCAGGCAGTGACAGCGCTTGCAATTAATGGAAATGGCGCAACTGTAACGGGCGCTCCAACAACATTAACAGCTAATTCATTTTTTAGATTGCGATTCGATAACGTCGCCAAAGTTTGGTATAGAGTAGGATAATAGGACAAAATGACAGATATTCTTAAAAGTGACAACAACGTTCCACGGCGCTACGTTGATAAAAATGATAATGTTTTTGCCGAAACCGTTGTGTCAATGCCTTATTTTTGCGGTAATAATACTGCTATGCTTTCAGTTGGCATAACGTCTGCCGCAGTAAGTATTCCACCCCAATTGGGTAATAGTATTCGAGTTGTGAATGTTGGAACAAATATTGTTTGGTTCACTACTGGCGCAACAGGAACGACTCCAACCGCTGTAATTGCTCTCGCAGGAATTCCAGGGTCTACGCCAATACTTCCGAACACTGCTGAATCATTTGCAATCCCATCCGGTCATTCAGTATTTGCTGCAATCAGTAACGCAACTGGCAATACTATCTACGTTTCTGCTGGAGAGGGTTTGTAATGGTTGTGCGTGCGACTACATCAACAACAGCTATTGCACCGTTTAATATCCTTGATGTTTATACTGGCTCGGCAGCCGCGTATTCATTACGCAAATTGCGCGGCGCATATTCTGGCGCTGCTGTTCGTGTTCGCAGATCAAATGATAATGCTGAACAAGACATCGGTTTTGACGCATTGGGAAATTTTGATGAATTATCATTAGTCTCATTTGTCGGTGTTAATTCTGGATTTGTAACCACTTGGTACGACCAGAGCGGCAACGTTCGTAATGCTACACAGGCTATCGCCGCTAACCAGCCGAGGATTGTGGATGCTGGAGTAGTGGATAAGGTGAATGGGCGGAGTAGCTTGACATATCCATCTAACACAATGCAATTTATTTATTCTGGAACAGGGCTTTCATCAACGAACGCTTGGTTTTTCAATGTGTTCTCAACGACAGACCAGATTGGTCTTTGGCATTACTCATCAGCAGGAACGTTTTTGGGGGCGTGGGGACAACCCGAAGAGAATACTACTAGCTTAGATATGGGCAATGTTGTTACCAGAGTAAACGGTGGTATTATTTCCCCACTTACGCGATTATCATTAAGAAATGCAGTTGCAACCGGAAGTCTATTAGTTGCATCTCACGGTCAAGTAATAACAAATCCATTTTTAGCTCCTAAATATAACGGATATGATAATGCAAGTTTAGGGGGGTACTCTGTTACCGGTTCGTCTCCTGAATTTATCCTCTACACTTCCGACCAATCTTCCAACCGAGCAACAATTGAAGCAAACATTATGTCTTATTATGGAATAAACTAAATGAAATACAAAAAATTTGAATCAGAGAAACTCGCGCTTGATTTTTCTGAATCCGTGGGCAAGGAAAAAGGTTGTAGCGGGGCTACAAAATATTGGTACAACATTTTGCAGGCCACCGATGGTTGGTACGCTGTAATTTATGATGACACTGATATTCCTGATGCAACCGAAGTCGAACCGAAGTGGATTGAAAATGCCGAAAGACTCGCGCATTGAGCGTGCTGGGGTGTCTGGTTTTAATAAACCAAAACGCACCCCGTCCCACCCAACAAAATCACACGTTGTAGTCGCAAAAGAAGGCGATAAAATAAAGACAATCAGATTCGGCCAGCAAGGCGTTTCTGGTTCTCCAAAAAAAGAAGGCGAATCAAAAGCGAACAAGACAAGGCGTGAATCATTTAAGGCCAGACACGCTGAAAATATAGCAAAAGGCAAAATGAGTGCTGCATACTGGAGCAATAAAGAAAAGTGGTGAGAATTTTATTTTTATTGTGTTTTTTTCTATCCTCATGCGCGTATAAGCCATTAGAAAATTTCCAATGGGAAAAAACGCAAGAGCCATCCGAAAAAATAGTTTTTGTAAAGCATGATGACCCCAACAATTTTTGTAGAGAACTTGGCGTTAAGGTTGGCTTCATGCAAAAAATCATTGCATGTGCTTTAAGCACAAAAGATGTTTGCTTTATCGTTACAAATTTTGAAGAAAAAGAAATACCGATTTACATAAAAGCTCACGAAGAAAAGCATTGTCTGGGCTGGAGTCACAATTAAAGGTATTGCAAATGCAAATTCCAATTTTGAATGGCATATATACAGATGGAGCGCCAAATGTTCGAACTTTATATCCACAAAATCTAATTCCCGTTCCAAAAGAAAACGGGGTTAGTAATGGCTATTACCGTCAAGCTGATGGCATTACACAATTCGGAACTGGTGTGGGTGTTGATCGCGGTGGAATTGAATGGAACGGTCTTTGTTATCGAGTCATGGGGACAAAATTAGTTTCTATTGATAGCGTTGGCGCATACACCGTTATTGGCGATGTTGGCGGCTCAGGTCAGGTTACATTTGATTATTCTTTTGATCGCTTGGCGGTGGCATCTAGTGGCGCTCTTTACTATTACAACGGAACTACATTTGTTCAGGTGACTGACGTCGATTTGGGAACCGTCGTTGATGTTGTTTGGGTTGATGGTTATTTTATGACCACGGATGGACAGTATTTAGTGGTTACCGAGTTAAATAACCCACTGTCAGTGAACCCATTGAAATACGGTTCATCTGAGGCAGACCCAGATCCAGTAGTGGCGCTCTTAAAGTTGCGCAATGAAATATATGCTCTGAACCGCCACACAATTGAGGTTTTCGATAACGTGGGTGGCGAATTGTTCCCATTTGAACGCATTGAAGGCGCGCAGATTCAACGTGGTGCAATTGGCACGCAAGCGTGTGCGGTATACATGGATGCCGTTGCTTTTTTAGGTGGCGGTAGGCATGAAGACAATGCGATTTGGATTGGCGCGAACGGACAATGCACGAAACTATCAACTCAAGAAATAGATTATGAGTTGGCATCATATACAGAGGCTCAACTAGCAAACGTTGTGATGGAGTCAAGAGGCTCAAAATCACATCAGTTTCTATATATACATTTGCCTGATAGAACTTGGGTATACGATGGAATGGCCTCTAACGCATTGCAAACGCCCGTCTGGTTTAAACTTGTTAGCAGCATTACAAACGTTGGCCAGTATAGGGCGAGAAATTTTGTCTGGTGTTACAACAAATGGCTTTGTGGAGACCCAACTTCGTCAGCGCATGGTTATTTAGATGATTCAATTTCAACTCATTATGGCCAGACAATAACCTGGCAGTTTGGCACATCTATTATTTACAATGAAAGCCGAGGGGCGGTGATTCATCAGTTAGAACTTGTGTCTTTAACTGGCAGGGTTGAACTCGGAAAGAATCCAACAATCAGTACGGCATACTCAACAGACGGGGAAAACTGGAGTCAGGAAAAATTTGTGTCAGCCGGAACAATCGGGCAATCAAACAAAAGGATTGTCTGGTTTCAACAAGGAGCACTTCGTAATTGGCGTTTGCAGCGGTTCACAGGCACAAGCGATGCCCACATATCAATGTTAAGGTTGGAAGCCAACATAGAGGCGCTAAATGTCTAGAAAGCAGCCATTAACTAGAAATCAACTTGCGGAGTTCCTGCCTAACCATGAAGCAATAAAAGCATTTGAGCGAATCATGGATGAGGTTTACAACCTTATGCCTGCTGACATTGTAACGCTTACCAACTTGGCAAATGAAGCATATTTACAAGGCTCATCGGCTGGTAATCAAGCAGAGAGCGTATCTGGAAATTCTAGGCAGTTTGATTATTTGGACTTCCCTATTTCATCGGTTCCGGTTGCGCAGGCCAGGCGTGTTTTTTATGATGACGGAGACGGCACGCTGGAATTGGTGTTAAAAGGCGGTAACGTTTCGTCAAAACTTGGTCAAGGTGAAATTCAACTTTGTTTTAACGGCTCTGCAAGTTCATTGCCACGTGGAACGGTTGTTCAGGTCACAGGGGAGCAGGGTAATAGAATAAAAGTAGACCGAGCCAAAGCCGATGCAGAGGCATCATCAAATCATACCTTTGGATTTGTTGCGGAGCCGATAACAAATGGCGCTGAGGGCTATGTAATCAATTCAGGCTTAATCCGCAAGTTAAATACGATCACTGATTCAGATGGCAACGCCCTAACTGCTCGTGATACGCTTTACTTGTCTCCGCTAACCTCTGGTGGGTACACAAAAGTAAAACCCGTCTCGCCCAATCATTCGGTTATTGTTGGATTTGTGGTGCGGGTTCATGCTTCTGTTGGTGAGATATTCGTTAAGATAGACAATGGCTATGAGCTGGACGAATTGCACAATGTATATCTTCCCTCGCCGGTGGCCGACAATTCGCTGACCTACAACGCAACAAATTTGCGGTGGGAGGCCGGCCCTGTTATCAAGTCTGGCACTTATACGCCTACGCTCACAAACGTTGCAAACGTAGCGGCCAGCACTGCGGCAGTTTGCCAATGGATGCGCGTTGGTTCCGTTGTAACTGTTAGCGGCACTGTGGATATAGACCCAACAGCAGCAGGGACGTGCGTGCTCAGAATGTCGCTCCCTGTGGCAAGTAATTTTTCTGCGGTGAATAATGCTGGAGGTACGTTCTCAACCACCACGGCGGGGCAGTCTGACAATGGGAGCATTATTGCAAACGTTGCATCTGATGTGTTTGAGTTTGGCTTCAATGCGGTTAATATCGCAAATGCAAAATATGCTTTTTCAGCAACTTATCAGGTAATCTAATGGTAATCACAGTTAAAAACATTATTCCCAGAAAATTCGCTGAAAATTCACAAACAGCGCAATATACTGCATCAGGCTGTAAAACAGTGATAGATAAATTCACAGTAACAAATAATTCGGCTGCAAACGTATCGTTAAGCATTAATCTAATCCCGTCTGGCGGTTCAGCATCAACAGCAAACCGAGTGTTAAATACTAGGTTAATAGCGGTAGGTGAATGTTATATTTGCCCTGAAATTGTCGGTCAGGTGATAGAGGATGGCGGTTTTATTTCTACGCTTGCAAGTGCAGCATCATCATTAACAATTAGTGCATCAGGTAGGGAAATTGTATGAAAGACATTAAGCCTCCAAAGTTTATTGGATATTCTTTTTCTGGAATACCTTCAGAAAAGCCATTTATTTCTGAAAAAGAAAACAATAAAAATTTAGAAATGGTCGTGGTTAATTGGCATCTTGGGCCGGAAAAAACATCTATTTATCCAAAAGATAATAAACAATTTTGGAATGAACTATCCAAGGCATGGAGTGTTACAGAGTCTGAGGCAAGAAGAAGATTTTGCGCTAATTGCGAGTATTTTGATAATACTCCTGAGATGATGGCCAAAATGGAAAAGATACCGCTAAATGATTTAGACAAAGATGGCGGTGGCCGTGGTTATTGCAATAAGTTTGATTTCATTTGCCATAACCTGAGAACCTGTCAAGCATGGGAAGAAAAAGAGTGTGAATCGGAGGATTGACTTTGGTTAATCTAAAAGTTTCTGATAATTCCTCACAAACAGAAAGAAATCAGCTTTATAAAAATGATTATGTTCTTTCTGCTTTCGGGGAGTTGCATACAAAAGAACCAATTGAAAATGAATTTTTTAAATACCACTCATGCTATGTGAATGGTAATTTTGTTGGTTGCTTTTTAGAAATAATAAGATCACCGATTGAAAGCGAAGTTCATTCTCTTTTGTTTAAAAGTGCAATTAAATATAGCAGGGAATTAGCTAAAATTTTTATCAGAAATTTATTTAACTCCAAGCCAATTTTTAGGGTTTCTACTCAAGTGATGCAAATTCATGGAAGTGTGATTAACTTTTGTTTAAAGATTGGTTTCATATTTGAAGGCATTAAACAATGTGCGGATATGAAAGATGGAGAATTACAAAACATGGTTATGTTCAGAATTTTAAGAGGTGAAATATGAGCGGAGTTGTAAGTGGTGTTGGAAAAGTAATTGGAACTTTTACCGGTTCAACTCAACAGGCTGAGGCTGGAAAAAAAGCGGCAGATGTTCAGGCTGGCATGGCGCAAGCTGGAATGACTGAAGAGCGTAGGCAATTTGATAAGCTCATTGAGCTAATGTCACCGTACGTGACAGCCGGTAAGGGAGCAATGGAGCAACAGCAAGCCATTTTAGGATTGCAGGGGGCAGAGGCTCAACAAGCGGCGTATTCAGGAATTCAACAATCACCAGAATTTCTGGCCATGCAACAACAAGGTGAGAACGCATTATTGCAGCAGGCCAGTGCTACCGGTGGCTTACGTGGTGGAAATATTCAAGGGGCATTAGCACAGTTTCGCCCAGGATTATTAAACCAGTTGGTTCAACAACGTTATGCGAATCTCGGTGGCATTACATCCCTTGGGCAGGCATCAGCAGCAGGGCAGGCCGGAGCAGGTATGCAATCAGCTGGGGCAATAGCGAATTTGCTTGCACAACAAGGGGCGGCTCAAGCTGGTGGAATAATGGCTAAAGGTGGTTTACAAAAAAATGTTTTTGGGGATTTGATGTCTATTGCTGGAGCATATACCGGCTCGCAAAAAGGAATTTCTGGAGCTTCACAAACCGGTCAAAAATCTTTCCAATAAGGTAAAAAATGCAGCCAATTAATTATATTCCACAAAACCAGCCTGATTTTATGCGAAACTTTTTGACTGGTTTGCAAGCTGGTTCTTTATATTCTGATATTCAAATAAAACAACAAGAAGCAGCAAATGCTCAAGCATTAAAAGAGCAGTATTCTAAAGATATGCAAGAAGCATTTAAATTGCAGACGCCTGAAGCATTTGGACAGTTGGCAATTAAATATCCAACGCAGAGAGAGGCAATTCTTGCCGGTGGAAAATTAATTACAGAAGAACAGCAAAAGAGCGCATTCAATGACGCCTCAAAAATCTATAATTCTATTTCAAATGGAAATGTGGATTACGCTAAAAACCTGCTAGATACAAAGATACAGGCATTTCAAAACTCAGGAAAAGACGCAAGTGGTTACCTTGAATTAAAAGCACAATTAGAAAAAGACCCAAAAATCGCTCAAGCGTCATCAGCATTTATTGCGTCCTCACTTGACCCAGAGAAATTTCTTAAAATTAACAAGGCACCGTCTGAGGTTTCCGAGGCAAAATCCAAAGCCGATAAGGCTGCAATAGAATCAAAATTTGCAGAATCAAATGCAGTTTTAGATATTCAGAAAAAAGGCTGGGATGTCACCAAGATTCAAGAGGACATCAAGATTGCAAAAGAAAATTCACGTATTGCTGCATTAAACGCCCAAATTTCCAGAGAAGGGAATTCGTTGAAGCGTCAAGAAATGGGGCTTAAACTACAAGAGATGCAAGATAAGAGAGATGAGGCAATCCGTGGGAAAACATATGAGGCTGAGACCCAATTGGGTCAGATGGATAACTTGCTTAATAGTGTTGATGGAATTTTGAACAAGTCTGTCATAAAAGACAAGAGCGGCAAAATAATTGATTATACTAGCACGGTAAAATCGGCAACGGGTCCGATTTCGTCACGACTTCCCACTTTGAGTAGTGATGTTGCGGATTTAGAGGAAGCCGTTGAGACGATAAAGAGTCAAGTAACAATGTCGCGTATCGGTGAAATGAAAGGCGCATTGTCCGATAAAGATTTAAAGACTTTGCAAGACTCCTTACAGGCATTAAGCTTGAGGCAATCTCCTCAGCAACTTTTTTCAAATTTGAAAGAAATTCAACGTCTTACGACAAAGGCACGTGATAACACTATTAAAAGATATGGAATCCCCGCTGGTTCTCCTGCCAGAGTTCCGGATACGCCCCAATCAGCGCCTGGACAATCTGAAATTGATTCGATTCTTAAAAAATACGGCGGTTAATTATGGCGACTTTGCAACAACTTGAGCGTGCGTTAATTAACGCTGACAAGGCCGGTGACACTGACGCAGCCCGTAAACTCGCTGCAGTGATTACACGTGCTCGTCAGGACGTATCTTTGCAAATACCTGATACGCAAATTCCTGAAACCGTTCCTTCCCCTGCTCAGCCCGGAATAGGTGAACAGTTAGTCGGAACTGGGGAGGCTGCATTAGCAGCAGGAACTGGCGCTGTTGGCGGTACGCTTGGTATGCTTGGCGGCACCCTCAAAGGACTTGCGGAGCAGATTTTGTCCGGCCAATTTGGAACGCCGCAGGCCGCGAGACTTGTCGAACAGTCTGCTGCAAAAGGGGCACAGGCTCTTACTTATGAGCCACGCACACAAGCAGGCCAAGAGCAAACAAGGGCAGTAGGTGAAGCATTGCAGCAAATTTTGCCTGTGACACCACTTACCGGTGAACTTGGGATGATCGCCCAAGGTACAAAGGCAGCAAGGCCAGCAATACAGGCCGGTGCTGGTATTGCCTCTGAAGTCGCACAGCAGTCCGCACAAGCGGTTAAGCCAGTAGCACAAAGGGCAATTACAGCGGTACGTGAAAAAGTCTCTCCTGCTGCTTCTGTTCAACGTGGCTCGGTCGGAGCTGCTGCAACTCCAGAGGCTTTGATTCGTGAAACAGGTGCTGCTGAATTGCCTGTACCAATTAAACTGACAGAAGGGCAGAAAACACGTACATTTGAACAGCAACGATTTGAACGTGAAATGGCTAAAAACCCAGAAATTGGCGAGCCAATTCGTGAGCGTTTCGCACAGCAAAATAAGCAACTCATTCAGAACATGGATGCGTTCATTGATATGACCGGCGCACAAACTCCTGATTTGCGTTCAATTGGTGTATCTGTCACTGAGGCATTGCGCTCCCGTGCTGCAAAAGATAAAGCGCAAATTAGAACTCTTTACAAAGAAGCAGAAAAGGCGGGTGAACTTTCTGCCCCCGTTGATTTTGCGCCGATTGCAGATTACCTAAACCAGAATCGTGCTGGTCGTTCCTCCGCTCCTATTCTGCAAACAATTGCAGATGAATTAAAGGTGCAAGAAGTTGGCGGTGGCGCATTGGCAGAAGGCACTATTTCAACGGGTACGGTTACGCTTCAGCAGGCTGAAAAAATCCGTGCAGCTATTAACAGATTTGCAAAGCAAAACGACCCTAATGATTTGCGTGTTGCATCTGAATTAAAGTCATTGATTGATGCCCAGACAGAGGGCACGGGTGGCAATCTATATTCAAAGGCTAGAGCAGCAAGGGCGCGATATGCTCAGAATTATGAAGATATTGGCATTGTAAAAAATATGCTTGGAACAAAGCGTGGCTCTGTTGATCGTGTAATTGCGCTTGAGGATGTATTGAATCGTTCAATTGTTGCGCCTACCGCATCTTTGGATTCAGTTCGTCAGATTAGGAGATTACTCCAAACTGAGGGCGCCAAAGGAAGTCAGGCATGGAATGAATTGCAGGGCGGAACTCTTGCTTATATTCGTGACCAAGCAACTAAAAATGTTGCTCGTGACACTATGGGAAACCCCATTGTTTCGGCAGCGCAATTAGACCGTGTTATTTCTGGCCTAGATAAATCAGGAAAACTTGATTTTATTTATGGTAAAAAAGGTGGAGAAAAAATTAGACTTTTGAATGAAATTGCAAAAGACGTACTTACATCACCACCTGGAGCAATAAATACAAGTAATACAGCATCTGTTATTTTAGCAGGTCTCGATATGTTAATTAGTGCTGCTGCTGGAGTTGCTGCCCCAGTATTAACTGGTGTTCGGATGTCCGGCAAGCATATTAAAGATGCAAGATTAAAAGCTCGTGTAAAGAAAGCGTTGGGTGAATAATGGCACAAACAGCAAAATCACC